GACACCATCTGCATCTCCTGAACGACCTGCAAGAACACGACGGACACCACCTGCATCTCCTGAACGACCTGCTCCTACCCGAGCAAGAACACGACGGACACCACCTGCATCTCCTGAACGACCTGCTCCTACCCGAGCAAGAACACGACGGACACCTTCTGAACGACCTGTTCCTGCCTCGGTGAGAGCAAGGACCCCACCACCGCCTGAGCCACCGGCCGCTGCCTCGGTGAGAGCCTCGGTGAGATCACGACCTGAGAAATCAAAACCGGAAGATCTTGAGGGTAAGACGTTTGAATCTGTTAGGAAAAACAGATGGACATTTGGAAAGCTGTTGGGCACTGGTGGTTTTGGGGCCATATATGAAGTGAAGGATAAACCAGAGCTTGTTATCAAGACGGGTCTCAAAGACGGCAAAGACTCTGGGGTGTTTCTTGAGAAAGCCGTTTACATGAAACTGAAAGACCCCAAGGGAGACAAGAACGGCATCCCTCAGATAGTGGATTCTGGAAAGCTCCCATCAGATGTGCGAGAAAAAGATTACTTCATTATCATGCCAAGATTTGAGGTAAACCTGGAGGATCTTATAAAAACCAACACAATGACACCTGAGGATCGTAAGAAAGTAATGTATGATGTGCTTAATGCGCTCCAACACCTATCAAAGAAAAAATATCTACATCTTGACATTAAGGCAGAAAATATCATGAAAAAGGATGGTCGTTGGTACCTGATTGATTATGGTATGGTAGAACGATTTGATGATAGAAGCGAGACTACAATTGATCCCAAAAAAGCCTGTAACGGAACAGCCTGGTTCATGTCGAGAGACGCTCATAAAGGCCTCATGAGCAGACGGGCGGATCTTGAGTCGTTCGTTTACATTCTTGTACAAATGGAAGGTCACAAACTTCCATGGCTCCGAGAAAAAAATAAAAACGAAAAAGATAAGGATTATCTATCAGATATCTTTAACAGTAAGGAAGAGTTTTTTAACACATATAAAGACCTCAATTTGCCTGAATACGTAAACACCTTCATTGAGTATGTAAATAAACTCCAGCCCGGTGAGGACCCCGAGTACGACGCGCTCAAGAGTCAACTCGAAACCAAAGAAAGTAGTAAGAAAGCAAAGAAAGCAGTAAGAACCAAGAAAGTAGAGTAAGTAATAAAACAAAGGTGACGACCATCTGTCACCCCTCCCCCTGCAATAACATCAATTCCTATCCTCAGGGGGATAGGAATTCATCATGTGATTTGAATAGTAGCTCTATATAAATAATGGAAGAGATAAAGGATGTCGGTTAAAAAGAGAACAACTTACATCAAGCAGGATCCTATCACTCATATACTTACCAGACCCGACATGTACGTCGGGTCTAAGGGGTTTGACAGGCATCAAGCTTACGTCTACAGCGACGGGAAGATTTTCTCGCGCGAGATTAACACAAGCCCGGCGCTTGTCCGCACATTTGTGGAGATCCTGTCAAACGCAATCGACAACACAGAGCGCGGGAAGATGGCCTTCATATCGGTGGACCTCAGCGCAACCGAATGCGAGGTAAAGAACGATGGTGCAGTCATCCCAATAGAACAGAATGAGGTAGAAACAAGCAAAGGTAAGAAGGAATTAATCTACAACCACTCTCTTATCTTTGGACACCTGTTATCTGGCAGCAACTACGACGACACTGAAAAGCGCTACACCTCGGGCCGTAACGGCCTGGGAGCCAAACTCACAAATGTGCTGGCTAAGTCATTCACGGTAGAGGGTGTGGATCCCACCAACAAAGCCAAATTGGTACAGACCTGGACAAACAATATGAGGGATACAAATGGACCCAAAGTGACCAAGTCATCACGCGTAAATGGCTACACGTCAATCAAATGGTCGTGGGATTTAGATTGGTTTGGAATGAAGAAAGGGCTGCCCAAAGACACACAAGACCTGCTCGCTATGCACGTCCTCAACGCCTCACTCCTCACAGGTCTTAAGGTTACACTGAACGGGGTCAAGCTTCCCAATAAACTATCTTCTTACTTTGACCTCCTCGACGGGTGCAGCGCGAGTGACATCCTTAAACTGGAAAACGACCACTCTAGGGTGTTTGTGATTCCATCAGACTGCTTTGAGGCCATCTCGTTTGTGAACGGGATCCAGACCAAGAACGGGGGTAAGCATGTGAATGCATGGGTCGACGCCGTCTGCAGACCCATCATCGAAAAGCTCAAGGGTAGGAAGAGCTCAAGCGCCTCTACATCACTCACAATCAGGGACGTTAAGCCCTACTTCAAATTCCTCGTAGTGACTCGCATCCCCAACCCTGAGTTTGAGAGCCAAGAGAAGAACGAACTGAAGACTTCCGTCAAAGCGGACCCCATCACTGCGTATCAAGTCACCAAGATTATGAAGTGGTCTATCGGCGACACTCTGAAAGGACTCATGTTGTCGAAAGAAAAGAAACAGGTGACTAAGGCCATAGCGGCATCTGCCAAGCACCCCGTGATAGATGGGTACGACAAAGCCAACAATGCTGGAGGATCCAGGGGAAAGGACTGTACGCTTATTGTATGTGAGGGGTTGTCTGCCAAAACGTTCGCTGTTGACGGTATCGGTAAAGGCCTCAACGGTAAGAAAGGGCGTGATTGGTTTGGTATCTACCCTCTGAGAGGTAAGATGCTGAACACGCGCAACGCTACCCCTACGTCCATCAAGAACAATGCCGTGATTACGAACCTAATTAAGATCCTAGGCCTCGATTACGGCAACCCCGACAAACTAGACAAACTTAATTATGGACAACTATGTGTTATTACGGACGCAGACGTGGACGGTATCCACATTGAGGGACTTATCCTTAATTTCTTTCATTCCCTATTTCCTAAACTGTTGAAGCGCAATTTCATCATTAGCATGAAGACACCTATTCTGCGCATTGGTAGCACGTACTATTTCGATGAGCGCAGTGCAGCTGCAGTCTTTAAGAATAAAACTGGAAGAGACAAGGTCAAATACTATAAGGGACTAGGAGCAATTGAACCTAAAGAGACCGATAAAGTTTTCGGCATCAAGATGCTCCAATTTGAGGAAGATAAAGATAGCGATAATTCTTTCACGACTGCGTTTGATAAAGGCGAGAGTGCTGAACGTAGAGGGTGGCTCGCTCATTACAATCCGTCAGACCAGACCAAACGGACTCTTGACGACGAGGATTCCAGTACCGCTATCAAGTTTGCCATTTCGCGACACCTGAACGAGGAATTGATCAAGTTCTTCCATGACGATTGCAAACGAAGCATACCGAGCGGTATCGACGGGTTGAAGGAATCGCAACGCAAGATCGTATACACGGCAAAGAAGTGTAACCTAAAGAGCGGGTCGCAGACAGGACTCAAAGTTGCTCAATTTGGAGCAGACGTGGCCAAACACACAAATTACCACCACGGTGAGAATAACCTATTCAAAACAGTCATAAAGATGGCGCAGAGCTTCCCGGGCAGCAACAACATCCCACTGTTTGCCGAACTAGGTAGATTCGGCACAAGGCTAGAAGGTGGTGAAGACGCCGCCTCTCCCAGGTATATAAAAACTAATATTACAGTTGAGTTTAATAACCTTTTCAATCCGCTCGACGATGCACTGTTGGATGCGCGTGAGGATGATGGAGATCTCGTAGAGCCATATCACTACGTCCCCACGATTCCTCTGTTGCTCGTGAATGGGTGTGTGGGGATTGGGACTGGGTGGATGTGCAACATGCCTCAGTTCAATCCCAAAGACGTGTCTACTGCGTGCCAATGGTGGATGTCCGACCGTCACGCGTTCTTGGAGTTTGTGAAGACAATGAAGCCCTGGTATAGAGGATTCTGCGGAGATATTGAGAAAGTGGGTGACACAAAATTTCAGACAAGAGGTCTGTATACTGAACGTAACGGCGTCATTCACGTGACAGAGCTACCTGTGGGGTTGTGGAACTCAAAGTTTCAGAAGATGCTGGATGAAAAAGAGGTGCGCTACAACAACAGGTCCACCCCAGTGAAAGTAGACTACGAGATCTTTGCAGACTCGTCGAAATCTTTCGACATGAAGGATTTCGAAAAGAAAATGTGTACGTCCATTAATCTGGACAACATAGTAGTCTTCGATAAGGATGACAAGATCGCTAAGGTTACACTCGTTGGGTTGTTTGACATGTGGGGAGACGCCCGTCTGACCCTCAACCGCAAACGAAAGAATGCGCTAATCACCAACTTGGACATGTGTTCACGTATAGCGACGTGTAAGAGTAAGTTCATCGAAGCTGTCCGAAATAAAAAAATAGAAGTGACAGCCGAGGAAAAGAAAATTGTAACCATTATAAAGTCAGAAGGTATAGCAACATCCGAGGCCGACATCAAGATGTTGCTGGACATGCCTGTGAGGACTCTGACCGAAGAGCGCCGCAAGGAGTTCGAGGCGTCCATTCAAAAGATTACGAGGGAGAGAGCAGTGCTTGTCAAAAAGAGTGAAGTGGACATGTGGATGGAAGATATGGCTAAATTGACTATTGAATAAATGAGCCACAACTATATATCAAACTTCCTTTACTAAAGATTGAATTTCTAATTATTACCTCAAGAGGTAATGATTGATCAATGGTTGGCTCGTGGTTGATTAATAACGACAACGCCGTGATGGTGAACGACTTCGAGATCTCGATCGAGATCGAGATCGAGATCGAGATCGAGATGTAGATCTAGATCGTGACATTCCGCGAACGGGAGAGCGGCTACGAGACCTGCGGCGGCGACGTTTCGGAGAAGGGGATCTACATCTACGTGTCCTGGCGTGACGCACCCATCCGAGCTTATTGCACGGTACAAGATCATACCCATAATCGTAACATTTCATACCGAGTTTGTAAAAAGTCTTTTTACGTGGATCAATCTTCCTATCGCTGAGAGGGTTACGGTGAGGGGTTTTATACAATTTTTCACAATTACTCTGATTCATGTTGCTTTATTAGTATAAAATAAAATAAAATAAAAATGGCGGGAGGAATATTTGTAAACAGACCATTCTCTTTCAACCTGAAATGTATTGTTTTTGGGTTTGCGCTTGTGATAGGCTATTGGGGTGCAGCGGCACCTAATGTAAATTTCTGGCTCTTCCCTCTTATCTTTGTTCTCGCGTATGTGGCCATGGCCTGGTACGATGAACTCTATAATTGCAGCGATAGACTAAGATCGGGCCGTTATGGGGTACTATCTGTGGTTGATTCCATATTCAAACCCCAACTGAGGGATTCACATTTACCGGCGCTGCCAAATTCGGCGGACGACCAAGCATATCTTTATAAACGGAACATGCATATGTTTCATGCGTTCATCGCGATGCCGCTATTTATGTACGTAACATATGGTAGGGGTGGAGTTGCCGCGTTGGCGTTTGGACTCGCCTTTTTAGGGTTTGTTTATCACTTGTTTGCACTTGCAAACATGTGGAGTCTATAGCGCTTCATTATAGTTGAATATCGGGTTGTGCCGCCTATTTGATAAAATAAATAGTTCCAAAAACATGGATGCCCAACATTTGATTTTATTTGAACAAGCTTTGAAACTCGTTGCGAAGGAGTTTCATGAGAGCACGTTGAAACAAAACTATGTTGAGTCTGATAGTTCGTGCAAACACGAAGAGATGAGTGACGACAATGGTAAGAAGACATGCCTAGAATGCGGGGAGCTGCTGGAAGAGAGTTATATAGCAACCCAATACTCATCGAATATCATAGGCATGAAGAAACGCCGAAAGAGTGACTCTACAATCTTCAACGACATCCCATCATACATAGAACAGCACATAAAAGACATAACCAATGAAATATACAAGAAAGCGACAAACAGTAAGATCTTTAGGAACACGTCAAAAAAGTCCATCATCCTCGCGAGTCTACACAGAGCATCTGCACTCGCAGGAAACCATATATCGTATTATGATCTCCTGGACATGTTTGTTCTCAAACAACACGAGGCCAATAAGGGGTTCTCTATCCTGTCCAGCAACATTCCCAAGAAATCAGAATTCACACTCAAGTTCAACCAAACGAAAGAAGAGATGATCAGTATCAACTCAAAATTGAGAAAACTGGGTATGGACACAAAACTAATGTTCAACATGGTAGTAAACGTTTTTAACCTTGTGAAGGAGAAGTCAAACATTGTAAACACCTCTCAACCCAATTCAATCATTTGCGGGTGTATCTACTTCTGGATAGTGTATACACGCATACAAAAAACAGACGATGAGTTCTCAAAGACTGTCGGTATCTCAAAAATGACTCTACTTAAGGTATATGTAGCTGTATGCGATGTAGTCTTTAATAACATTCTCAAATCGTTTTTTACAATCCTTCTCAATAACTGCATCCCTAAACCAATTGAAGGAACACCCAAGTACAAAAGCATACTAAAAAAGACAAGAGCCGCTGATCTCTTATACGGCCCCGCCTATCGCATGCTGATCTGTGATCCATTTGACAAAAATAAGATTCGAGTGACTCCACAGCCATCGAAGAGGGATAAAATCACAGACCTTGAGGATCTGCCTCTTGATGAGGTTGATGATACACAAGAATGGAACATGTTGCTAGATCACCAGTATTACAGTTCCACTGACGTGTACATGATGTATATCAAACTAGTACGGAAAAACGACAAAGAGATGTACTTCAACTTCGCAGAATATGACAAAAACAACAAGACCGATGGTATTGAACTCCTGAGGTCGCTTTTGATTAAGCGGTTTGAAAGCAATTACGAACCAGAAGAGGACGACGACGACACCGAATCACACAGTCATCTCCTCCTCAAGAGAAAGCTCTCATGCCCGACTCCTCCCAGGTCCCCTCTCGGGAGAGGCGCCTCTCAGGTTCCCTCTCCTGAACCTCAAGAGAAAGCTCTCATGCCCGACTCCTCCCAGGTCCCCTCTCGGGAGAGGCGCCTCTGAGGTTCCCTCTCCTGAGAGGCGCCTCTGACTCTGCCAATGCCAAGCTCGTTTTATTTTTCTTGTAAAAAAATGAAAACTATTAGTGATGAATGATACATTAAAGTAAAGGATAGATACCATGGCATTACAGTGTAATATTTGTTATGATGAGTTTACAAACAAAATTCGTCACCCCATAACATGTGACTACGAGGAATGTAAAGCAACAATCTGTTTACAATGTTTCAAGCGCTTTTTAATGATGGATGGTTCTGAACAAGAATGTATGGCTTGCAAACAACCGATATCTACAGAGTTTATCTACATGCACACCCCTAAGGTCTTTCGAGATGAGTACATGAAGAAAATTGTTGATTTGGATATCGCCAGGGAACGCGCTCTTCTGAAGGCTACCCAAGAGCGAATTAACGCACGTGTCCGAAGGAGAATTCTACGGTACCGCATTACAATGCTCGAGAATCATATACGTAGGTGTCCCAAAGATATCCAAATGCTAATTATTCTGGAAATTTCCAAAGACGAAATGAACGACCTCCGTAGGGATATCTTTGACAAAAGCGATGAGGAAATAAACAACAACAGCTCATCATTCTTTTGTCCAGAAACCACGTGTACAGGATTTGTCAAGGACGGTGATTGCGATGAATGTAGAAAGACTATCTGTGCTAAATGCAGAGAAGAACGTAAAGACGGCCACGAATGCAACAAAGATCACATTGAGACAATCAAACTGCTCAAACGGGACACCAAACATTGTCCGCGATGCAAAACACCCATCTATAAGATCGATGGTTGCGACCAGATGTTCTGTATCAATTGCAAAACAGCTTTTTCATGGCGTACTCTAAACATCCATAAAGGTATCATACATAACCCTCATTACATACAATACATGGCACAACTTAATGAAGGGGTTGTACCTATTGGGCCCAACGATCCTTGTGGGGAAGAGCTAGATAAAGCTTTGAAAGAGATGGTTATTAATATAGAGTACAAAAACGCGGCAAAAGAAACAACGGACGCGCGCGCCATGGTAAGCAACATGTTTATACCGCGCGTGCTGAATGAGATCAACGCCATCCTGCCCGTCTTGGCGAACGATGTACACGACGACGAGACCTTACGTCAGATCAAACAGAAACTCAGAGAAACGTACTTGAAGCAGCGAAAAGAAATGACCATAGAGAAAGCAGAGGCTAACTGGTACAACCAGTTACGTCTTACTTACAAACGACGGGAACTTAAGAAAGACCTTATAAAGATAATCGAGGTTTTCGAGAGGGGACTAAAGGACTTTCTGATCCTAGGACACGCCAACAAAGATTACAACACGATGTTCACAAACATCGTAAACATCGTCAACTATTTCAAAACACAGTTGACCGAAAACGAAAAGAGACATAACATAAAAAACAAGACTACTATATCAATAGATCACGGACTCCAATGCAGACTGGTAGCATACTAACGAACGAATCACAGCTTTCTAATTCGGTCTAATATGGTGCATTGTTCAAAATCTGTTACCTTTCGGGGTAACGGATACAACACGGGGTGAACAAAGATCAGTCAGTCTAATGTAAATATTCTAATTCGGTCTAATATGGTGCCTTGTTCAAAATCTGTTACCTTTCGGGGTAACGGATAACACGGGGTGAACAAAGATCAGTCAGTTTAATGTGAATAGTATTAGTCATTAGTGTGGATAGTATTAGTCATTAGTGTGAATAGTTGAGTATCTGGGTTAAGTGAAATGCGTCAAAATTAAGAGAGTGTAACTATGGATCAATTGACCCAAATCAATACTATCCAGTTTGGTATACAGTCTGATAAAGATATCGTGAACAGATCTGTTTGCGTTATCGACAAGACCACGTTGACAATCGAACCCGGGAGTGTCTACGACCCCAGACTCGGATGTGTAGAGAACAACGCCCGGTGTGAGACGTGCAACGAGACGGTGTGGAAATGTACAGGTCACTTTGGACACGTCAATCTCAACGTGCCCATCATCCTTTTCTACAAACAGGTGGTTACCATGCTTAAGATATTTTGCTTCAAGTGCCACAGGCTGCTTTGCACGAAAGAGGAGCTTAACCTTCAGGGGGTGAGGGGTTACGATAAGATCATAGCTCATCTGTCTGCCAAAATCTCATTCTGCGGCCATTGCAACAGTCCTCACCCCGAAATTAAATATGAACCCAATGACAACGTGATCACGGCGGTATACAAATACAAAACAACAATCGAAAGCAGCACCCTCAAACCTGAAACAGTCAAGATGATTTTCGACAACATACCGCTACAGGACGTTGCCATCCTCGGAGTCAATCCAAACTTGTTCCACCCAAAACACCTAGTTTTGACAAAATTCCCAGTCATACCAACTTGCTGCAGACCACGGATGGTCACACCAGACAATATCAGCGACGACGACCTCAGTATTAGTTTAGTGGACATAATCAAGGCCAACAATCTCCTTCATAAGGATACGACAAATGAGAAGGCTCGGGCTATCATCAAATTTAAGACATTGACCTACTGCGACAACTCAAGAGGGAAGGCCGTCCACAACACAAATCACAAACCTATGACCGGTATCAAAGAGCGCATCACTAAGAAGACTGGTCATGTGCGTCAGAATCTGATGGGGAAGCGATGTGACAAGACCGCCAGGACGGTTGTTGGGCCAGACCCGACGCTGAGACTTAACGAAGTCGCTGTTCCTGAGGAGATCGCCAACACCATGCCAAACTCACAGAGCTGGTTAACACACCCGGCAAAGCCTCAGTCGTGATTAGAAAGAACGGAACCCGCATCTCTGTCCCGGCGGCGACCACGGAGCTGGGGACTTGTCTGAGGCACGGGGATCAGATCGTGAGGGGTTGCGAGACGCTCACTGTGACGAACTGCAAGATGGATGTGCGAGAGGGGGACGTCATCACAAGGCCCTCCTCTGACAACAACCGCGACAACAGCAAGAGGATCCCAACGAAGCTACCGAAGAAAAAAGAAATGAAGTTGGAGATAGGCGACAAGGTGGAAAGGTTTCTGAAGGATGGTGATTTTGTGTTGTTGAATAGGCAACCTACCCTTCATAGAAATTCGATGCAGGGTATGAAAGTAGTTGTGAAGCCTGGGAAAACGATGCGTGTGAATTTGGCCATCGTCACAGGCTTTAACATGGATTTCGACGGTGATGAAGGTAATATGTTTGTAGAGGAGACAATGGAGGCTAGGGTAGAGCTCGAGCACAACTCCAACGCGATCTACAACATTCTCTCAGCCCAAAGCAACAAACCCGAAATGGTTATAGTCCAGGACTCACTTCTTGGAGCGTATAAAATGACAGAAAATGTACAACCCATGAGTAAAAGTCATTTCATGAAATGTATGATGCACATCGAGCATGCCTACAATTACACACACCGACTAGCCCAGATCAGAACTATCCGGAACGAAGCCGAAGACGTGTACACAACACATGCTCTTTTCGGTTTCATTTTCCCCTCGGACTTCCACATTCACTACAATAACATCACTATAAAACATGGCGTGGTCACATCCGGATTCTTTGACAAATCTACACTCAAAGGATCGAAGGGTTCGCTCATCAGGGTGCTCTGTATGGAGTATGGGGTTGAAGTCACGGCCAGATTCATCGACAACATTCAGTTCCTCACAAACGGATGGCTCGAACTGAACCCCTTCTCGGTGGGCATCCAGGACTGTCTTATCGGCGACCCCCAAAAGAAGGAGATAATCAAGAATATCACTCACAAATATTTCTTAGAAGCCAGCAACGTCTCAAAATCAACCGACCATCCCCAAATAAGAGAGGCTCGAGTTAACTGCTCTCTCAATAAAGCCAAGGACATCGGCCTCAAAATAGCCAAAGAAACACTCAAACCCGATAACAACTTTATCAGCACAGTCACGTCGGGAAGCAAAGGCGACTACTTCAACATAGCGCAGATCACTGGGCTCCTTGGCCAGCAAAACTTAAACGGTCACAGACCACCCCCAACTCTCTCCAATAAGAAGCGCACCCTCATCCACTACCCCGAGACGATCGAGGACCCAGCTCGCAAGTACAGAAGCCGCGGCTTCGTCGCGTCCTCCTTCATTGACGGCATGCATCCAGACGAAATGTTCTTCCACGCAATGACGGGGCGAGAGGGAATGACCAAGACAGCAATGGGAACAGCAACCTCAGGATACATCCAACGGTCCATTGTCAAGATAAACGAAGATCTCAAGGTTGAATACGACGGCACAGTCAGAGATGCGAAGAAAAACATCTACCAGTACGCTTTTGGAAACCACGGCTTCGACCCATCAAAAGTAAACATCGATGAGGACAAAGGCGAGGTATACCCAGTCAATTTTGAGCGTCTCGCAGATAAACTCAATAGAGGAGACGGACCCGCTGCCGATAGGACAGTAGAAGCGAAGGTCCTCACAGAAGAAGAAATCGAAGACATCGTAGACGAATGTGGATGGAGATCAAACATCCCAGAGGTTATGAGTAACCAAATGAGGAAGAAACAAGAAGGTGTGCTTCGAAGAGAGCTTAACAAGATCAAACTTGTGGTTGGCAAGTATAATGAATTTAAGAACTACATTGTGGCTAAATATCATTCATCTAGAGCTACACCGGGCGAGTGTGTAGGCATCATAGGAGCCCAGAGCATCGGCGAGAGACAGACCCAGACAACTCTCAACACATTCCATACGGCGGGCAAGCTACAGCAGTCGGGTGTTGGTAGACTCGAGGAGATACTGAACATGAGTAAGAAGATCAAGGTTAAAACATGCACAGTTTATTTCAAGGACAGGTACAAGACATCAGACGCTCTCAGAAAAGACGTTGGTTGCTCGTTGGTGGGGCTTCATTTTGGGGATCTTTACAAAAATAAGCCAGTGATCACTATGGACGGCACCTCGGTGGTCTTCGAATTCAGTATAGACCCGAAAGTTATGTTTACCCATCGTCTGAACACGTACAAGATCGCGAATGCAATCCGCGACCACCGAGACGAGGAGGTCTTCCGCAAGTGTCGATGCATGATAGGACCCACTTCCATCACACTCACATTCAACGCCGCGCAGAAGGGATTCGCTGAGTACATCACTGCACTCAACAAAATCTTGGTTTGTGGGATGGAAGGCGTCAGAGCAATGCATCTTGATTACGAAGGAGGTGAGTGGTTTGCTGTAACTGAGGGAACAAACTTGCGAAAAATGTTGGCTCATCCTCTTATTGACAACAAGAGGTTGTATTGCAATGACTTCTGGGAAGTATATGAATGTCTAGGTATATCGATGGTGAGGCAAATGCTGTTTGACGACCTGAAGAAGGTTGTTGGGGGTGTAAACACTCTACATATTCAGTTGCTTGTTGATAAAATGACCTACAGAGGCAAGCCTTGTTCTATCACGCGGTATACGATGCGCAATAACGACGTGGGCCCCCTCAGCAAAGCAACCTTTGAAGAAAGCACAGATATCCTATTGGCAGCATCCATGAGAACAGAAATAGAAAACAACGCCGGAGTCAGTGCGGCAATCATCTCAGGAAATCAACCAAAGGCAGGAACTGGATTCATGAGCCTCCTCGTAGACTACGAAAAGATTATCGATGAAGGAGTGGAAGGATACGATGAACAGGATCAAAAAGAGAATGAGGTTTTAGGACAAGTCATACAGAACATTCAAGATTGTGATGAGTATATACCTGATGATTTCTAATATTTAGTCCTTACTTTGTCTTTACAAATTGTCTTGGATATCTAAAATGACAGACGAACAGAAAATAACACACATCCTATCTTGTGTGTCAACACATACACCTGAGGATCTGCTCAGGATGATCATGACGCTGGAGGATCCTTCCAATGTGGACAAGATTGTGTTTCACCCTTCCTTTCCTAAAGACCTATATGAGAAGTTGGACGCTCTGTCCTTAGAATGGATCAAACCTATCAACGAGGAGAGAGCGCGGGTCCAGGAGGAAAGCAAAAGGGTCCAGGAGGAAAGCAAAAGGGTCCAGGAGGAAAGCAAAAGGGTCCAGGAGGAAAGCAAAAGGGTCCAGGAGGAAAGCAAAAGGGTCCAGGGCGAAATCAAAAGGGCAGATGCTTTGATTGAAGATTTTCAATCCCAGAGACGGATGGTCCAGGATCTGAACAAGGTGATCGAAGGTCAGTTAGGGATGTATAGGGTTCTAAACTCTCAACAATAAAAGATCTTGGATATCTAAAATGACAGACGAACAGAAAATAACACACATCCTATCTTGTGTGTCAACACATACACCTGAGGATCTGCTCAGGATGATCATGACGCTGGAGGATCCTACCAATGTGGACAAGATTGTGTTTCACCCTTCCTTTCCTAAAGACCTATATGAGAAGCTGGACGCTCTGTCCTTAGAATGGATCAAACCTATCAACGAGGAGAGAGCACGGGTCCAGGAGGAAAGCAAAAGGGTCCAGAAAGAGAGAGCGCGGGTCCAGAAAGAGATAGCGCGGGTCCAGAAAGAGAGAGCGCGGGTCCAGGAGGAAATCAAAAGGGCAGATGCTTTGATTGAAGATTTTCAATCCCAGAGACGGATGGTCCAGGATCTGAACAAGGTGATCGAAGGTCAATTAGGGATGTATAAAGAACTAAACTCTCAGTTACTTTAAAGGTAAGATATTTATTATAAAATGGCAGCAAATCTTCAGAATATTACTAGGGACAACCAGGCCCTTACTAGAGACAACCAGGCCCTTACTAGGAACAACCAGGCCCTTACTAGGGACAACCAGGCCCTTACTAGGGACAACCAGGCCCTTACTAGGGACAACCAGGCCCTTACAGCTCGTTTGACTATGGTTGAAGGTGAGCGGGCCAGGCTACAAATTGATCTAAGACATACTCAAGCCAACGCGAGGGCACTCAATAACGAGAAGAACGAATTCCAGAGGAGATGCGAACAACTGGAACGTGAGAAGATGGCTCTTCGTAATCGAGTCATGGTCTGTAGAAACTGTACTATGAGAGTGAACTAGGTACGTTTATATCCATTACCCTATAGGGTAATGGAATGTTGGCTTAATCTTCTTACAACTCTCTTTGACATGAATAGCTACGATTAGCCTAAGACAGTACTACTCATTTTTATCAGTCATAGATAAAAATGTATACACAGTTATCTCACTTCGGTGCTTCTCCTGTGAACGTGTTGCCCGTGTACAATAACGACCCCCTAACGTACTGCATAGGCAACAACGCATCTCAGCGATTCAATCATGGCAGTCACGCCGTAACGTATGGACAAAACAGTAAGGCTTGCCAGGTTTACATGGCCAACCGTTGCGCACAAAACTGGGACGGTGTTTGCGAATACGCAGCCTCAAAACAGGCTAACGAGGAATATACTCAAGTCGCAGACACCATGTTCTCCGGAAACCATCAAACAATCGGTCTTTCCCCAGGAGAAGTGCTTCTCAAAAACACAGCCGAAGACCGTTTCAGAATAGGGATGCTGAACTGTCAGTTGAGAACTGAACCGTTCGACCCCGTCAACCCCTCATCCCCTTACATCTCATACTATGTTGGGCAAGACTGTGTCCCTCAATACGCGGTGGATCCAGCAACCATCGACCAAGACATCGTCATGAACAAAATTCTAGACAGACCCCATGTAGCCAAACAAATGCTAATAAACATCAAAAACACAATGACTAGACAAGGCACGCTCCATCTATTGAGAGGGACAAGGCTTGGTAACTTTTATAAACTATAAACAGTCAGAAACATTCATGGAGAATCCACTTCAAATATTCTTTCAAGCGCGTCGTAGTCAGGCTCTTCATCATAAGTAAGTCGACAAACATCACTCATATATATGAATAGACGCTTGTGGGATTGCCCAGGCATCATTCTCTTGATAACCAAATCCTCACCATTTGAGATCATTTGCTTCGCGACCCGCTTCGCGCTCAGTACGGAGCTTTTACTGTGCATCTTAGCCCATGGGAGCGTTCCAACAAACAACGATGCGATAAGAAGCCACCCCATATTCTCGAGGTCCGAACGTCTGCTCGGAATAACACCAACATGTGAATCTTCGCTGATAAATGGCAATGTGCCCCGATGGAGACCCAGTTTTCCAGGGGAATAACTGACGTGAGACATGTTAGGATTCAAAAACTTATGGACCAAACCAAAGTCGGTGATATATAATGATGCAATACCTCCTTCAGATCGAACAAGCACGTTCTTTGCCTTGAGGTCTCCATGTGAATAACCAGATGCGTGGATAAAGCGAATCGCGGATAACAACTGCTTCGCCATTATACATCTCTCATGTTTAGAAAGTTGAATGTTATTTATGAAACGCTGCAGATCAAATGGAAACCGTTCTATGACAATAAAACGTAAGTTATTGACAACCCCAGACGTAACGAGGTCTGGTATATACTTAGAGACCGTAGACTGGCCGCCGCACAGATCCCGATAGAAACGCTCCTCTCTGCGCAATTGGTCATCTGACCGGGGCTGTGTTTTCACGACTACTTTATCATTCTCAGTGCAGGAGTAAATGGTGCCAAAACCACCTTTATATAATTTCTCTTCAAGGGACCACTTTATGCCTTGGTGATCAACCAATGTAACCATTTTATACTAAAGCACACAAACATTTGAAAAACCAAATCTCATAAATATGGCAAATAATTCAACGACAACATGAATTCCAATTCAAAGGTTGTTGCTACTGTCTCTAAACAGGAGGACATTTCCCCTAAAGAGACCACTTCCAAAAAGAATTCCAAAAAGAATTCTATGGAGAATTCCAAAAAGAATTCTATGGAGAATTCTAAGGAGAATTCCAAGGAGAATTCCAAAAAGAATTCTAAGGAGAATTCCAAAAAGAATTCTAAGGAGAATTCCAAAAAGAATTCTAAGGAGAATTCTAAGGAGAATTCTAAGGAGAATTCTTTTTGGAATTCTAAGGAGAATTCTAAGGAGAATTCTAAGGAGAATTCTAAGGAGAATTCTAAGGAGAATTCTAAGGAGAATTCTAAGGAGAATTCTAAGGAGAATTCTAAGGAGAATTCT